CAGCGAACTCTAAACCTGCTTGTTTCTGATCGTTGTATCGTCGGTTAGCGGATTCGCTTAACTCCACATACAGCGATTGTTCGCTGTCTACATCGAAATCATTGTTGCTTGTCACGCAGTCGCCCCTGTGCTTCTAAAATGCGAGCTTTTTGTAGCAACGCTTCAATTCCCGGTCGTGGCGCAATCGTCATAAGGGCTTCTAGTTGCTCAATAGTGCGGTTTGTTTTAATGAACCGTGGCCGCATCCCGGTTTGCATTGGGCCGGGGCCAGCCCCAAACGGTGCTCCCGCAGTAATCGGTTCTTGTGGGCGTTCACTACGACGACCTAACGGTTGCGCTCCGGGGCGTACACGTCGTGCAGCCTGCTGTGCTTGTTGTTGAACAGGTGGGGAGCCGGGACGCACCGCTTGTTGTGATGCTTCCTGTGCGGACGCTTCGCCGTACGTTTGCCCAGTGAAGTTCGCTGTTGATGTCGCCTTGTTTTGCAGATCGGTACGGTTTGAGTATTGCGCCATGTTCAGCCTCCGAGTTGTGCCAACAATGCTTCAAGCGACGGGCCTTGCTGTTGTGGTGGTGGAGCCATCGGTGCTTCCGCACCCATACCGGGCACCGCTAAACCGGGCATACCTTCAGGTGCGCCCGCCGGGACTTCTTCGGCTTGGCGTTCACGGGCTTCTTTATCGATTTCGCTGACAGCATCAAACAACGATTTCTTTTCTAACATCACTTTTTTCGTGAGTGCGGCAAGGTCGGCAGGCTGATATGGGCCTTCCGGGTTAGCGGCCTGCTGTTGAATTGACGCGAGCAGAGCGGCTTCTACACCTTCTGCGGTGATCCGGTCGTTCTCTAGTTCTGGGTCACCGATCATCGGGTCGGCTTCACGGGCCGATTCTTTTGACATCATGCCGGTGCCCATGCGTTGACCCAAACCAATAATCAGGTTGTTCACGTCAGAACCACTGGCCGAGTAGGACACATGGTGGAAGTCGGTTTCCCAAATTTTGTTCGGGGTGTAATCAACTCGGCCTTGTTGTGCTCGTCCTGTCATAAAGAACGATTTGGGTTGCGAACCGAAATACGCTTTTTCGATTGCGATAGCAACCTTGTCTTCTTCCAGCAAAGATGAAGCAAACAGTTCTTGTGCTTCCTGTACACGGTAATCGACAACTGCGGACAGCACGTTTTCGCCACGGCGACCCGTACGAATGTTGGTGCCGGACTCTCCACCGAACTCTGCGGGAATCGCACCCTCCAACCGCTCTTGTCGTTCAATGCGGTCAAGAGCCGTGTCTGTTTTGTAGCCGGGATTAACCTGCTGGATTTGTAGGTCGCCACCCTTGATGATGCCAAGTTCGCCGCGTTTGCCGTCAGCCAACGAAATGATTTCAGGGTTCTCGCCGGGACGTGCAACCAGATATTCGTCTGGGAAAATGCCTCGCTCAATAGCGATCTCAGTTAATGCTTGCAGGCGGGCACGGGTGTAAAACATGCCGAGCATGTCGTCGAACTGGCCTCTAGGGGTGTCCAGTGTGATGCGTTGCGGAACGATGACGAGGGGGGTTTCGGCACGGTTCGGGATTCGCTCCAGTTCAAGGACTTCCATTCCTGCGCGTTCGCTGTGGTTCAAGTTCGGGTCGTCTTCTGCACCCAACACGCCGATCACAATTTCGTTGGCGCACACATACTCCAACAAGGTGAACTGGGTGTCTGGCTGTGGTCGCCCTACACGAAGACGGCCATCAACTTGTGCGCCGTACATTTGGATGAGCCACGAATACGGTTTGTGGTACGTGAAAATCACGTTTTCTGGTACAGGGTTGTCGGGGTCTTCGCACGGTGCGGCATACGTGTCAAGAGGATTACGCAAATGCCACTTCGGTGTGTTCGTACGGAAACACGGCTTAACAACAATCGGTGACATGGAATAGCCGAGGAGATGTCGGGCACGTCGCCGGAGTTTCATGTTCATCCGGTTTTGATCCCACATCGACAACATTGCTTTATGGCGTAGCGCCGCAAGTTCTTTGGATCGTTGCGAGCCTTCTTTGATTGGCGGGAAATACGGGTGCGGCATTGTTGATGCGACACGCATCGACATTTGGTCTAGTCCGACAGACAGCAAATTAGCGACTGACGCTTTGGCGTTTTTGTCAAGTTCGTTCAACGGGACAATCACATCGCCACGGGCGAGTTCCCTCACCTGCAACATTTGATCGTGAACGGGGCCAAGTATGCGCCGACGATGGTTATACATCGCCACTATTTCTTCGATAGTTCTCACGGGCACTCCATATAGTTCGACATTCCTGTCTCGAAATATATCATTTGTTGACTGTCCACAGACTGATTAGGCGTTCACAAGGAACGAAGGTCGCCACATGCGAGGCGGCAACTTTGGTTGCGTCAACTTCGGTGCATGTAACAGCATGAACCACAACGCCATCGCAAGGTCAGTGCCTTTCTTCTTATCTCTCGCCCATGTTTCAAGTTCCTGCACCAACGCCAACGTCTTCCAGTTCTCCGACATACGAGGCAACCGCAACGAACCCGACCTAACCACCGGAGGGATCAACGCCTCCAAACCAAAGTTCTCATCCAGTTTGTTACGAGACGTGGTATGCGGAATCACCATAACTTGTCGTAACGCCTGCCAACGCCGCACAAAATCGTGTGCCAACAGGAACCGTTGAGCAGCGTTAATTTCCACAATGATGTGCGACACCGGATAACCCATGTCTTCAGCACGATCCAACCATTCATCCAAAATGCCGTGATAGCTGCCGGTCGCCATGTCATAACCCAACAGTTCCTCGGCTGTCAGTTTGCACCGCTCAATATCAACAACGTGGTACAAGTCAAGGTCAGGTTGATACACCGTCCAAATGACACCCCAAAAGTTTGCTGGCGACGGATCAACCGAAATGATTGACACCCACGGAGGTTTCAAACCACGCGTAATGTTTCCCGGGAAACGGTCACGATCAACACAACCCGGATAATCCACACCATCAGACGCGATACCACCAATCAACTGTGGGCGTTCAACAAGCTGATAATCCAAATCGATGTCTTCTTGCTGATACACCACCCGAAATTTTTGTGGCTGGTTATAGCGAACGAACGACAGGTCTTTCCACGGCAACCGGATCGGGTCAAGCAACGGGCCTTCCGGCCAAGCCAACGAGTCTTTACGGCGAGACTGTTTCCCAGTATCCAACTCTTCGTAATACGCCTTGTAAACAAGATGATGATACTTAGGGGTTTTGATCGGATCTTTCAACGCATCCTCTACAGTTGCGTCCTCACCGTCATCGTCTTCCACCTCATCGTACGTCACTTTGTCTAAACAATGTTTGTACAAGTCGCCGGGGCCTAGCCTCTGACCGATCACGTTAACTAGCCCACCGGGGTCGCATCGTGCCTCAGCCATAGAATCCCAACGCTCCAACAGGCGGTCACGGGCAACAGATTCTTTAGCGTTCTCAGGTGAAGCCACATCGTCAAACAAACAAAGATCGGCACGGTGACCAATGAACTCCGAATCGATACCGTACGCAGACACCGTAGGTTCCTTGTTGTCCAAACCGCCCGGAATGAACTGCTCCACAACGAACTCTTCTGCACGCCACAAAGAACCAGAAGCCAACGGCTTAAACCTGCCATAATCCTGCGCTAAACAACCCTCAGCGTCAACAGCCAAACCCTTCTTCACTTGCTCAGGATCAACAATCAATGATGTTGGTCGTTCAAGAGTTTCACGGATACGACGCGAATACATTTTCGCTAACGTCTGCGAAATCGAACCAATCAGCACACGAATCGCACGGTTCCTCACAATGCACCACACCGCCACATCGTGAAACAACGTGGACTTGCCTGCACCCGGAGGACAGTTCAACACCAAAAACTCTTTCTCTTCTGATTCAAGGTGTTTCACAATCTGGTATGCGGCATCAACCTGCCACGGCGACGGGACACGCCCCAAATAGACACGCCGGAAATAGTCGAAATCATCCCAGCCACGTTTAGCGCGTTCATTCAACCGTTCATACGGGATGACCGGAGGCAAATCACCGGCCTCATCAATCGCTGCACGCAGTTCACGTTTCGCTGGGCCACCAGTTGCACCAGCTTTTTTAATAGCAAAGTCAGCTGCTTGCTGATCGGCCTCTATTTTACGTCGGCTCGCATCCCACTTCTGACCAGTGTTGTAATGGATACCAGCAATCTTGCAGGCTTCCTTGATAGTGATACCTGCTGCCCGTGCCTGCCAGAAACGTGCTTTGTCTTCGGCAGGTATTTCGCGTCTGCCTGAGCGATCTGTTCCTGACATCGTGCTTATCTTACACACCTGTGACGGGCAGACCGGAAAATCAAAAAGTAAAACGGTTAAGGAAACTTTGTTTGTTGTTTTTGATGTTGTTTGGTATGTGCTGTGATGGCCTGCCCGCCATGGGTGTTCAGTAACCGTCCTAAGGGTCTAACGGCTGTTGACAACAGTACCGGAGGAAGGTATGGTGTGTCAACAAGTAAATGCCCCGGTCGATGGACTTCGCATACATCGCCGGGGCCAGCCAAACTGAACAAGGAGTTTGACATGGATAAGTGTAATTGCCGTTTCGTTCGGAAGCAAGCGATCCAATGATTCGCCGGTCGCCTCGCCCAACGTCACACTTCACGACAATCCGCAACGACGTACTACGGGACGAACGCCTGTCGTACCGTGCGCGTGGTGTTCTAGTGTCGATTTTGTCACGGCCAGACAACTGGCGTATTTCAAGAGATCGTCTAGCGCGTGAAGGCAAAGAAGGTCGTGACGCTGTAAACACTGCGTTGAATGAGCTGACAGAGTTCGGATACATCAACCGTCAGAAAACTCAACGTGAGGACGGCACGTTTTCCACAGAACTTGTGGTGTACGACCAACCTGAAAACTGGGAATCAACAGAAACAGATGCGTTTTTTGCGGATTTTCAGGCACCGACGACTGGAAAACCGACGACTGGAAAACCGACAGTCGGAAAACCAGTCGCTAATAGAACAACTGTTAAGAAGAAACGAGAAGAAATACATACGATCAACGAAGTTGATCAAACAGATTTGTTCACTGATTTCTGGGAACAGTACCCACGGAAAGTAGGGAAACAGAAAGCTGAGAAAGCGTTCAACAAACTAGACGCCCCCACACAACAACAAGCCATTGAAGGAATCGTCCGATACAGCCAGTTCTGGGAACAACAACAAACCGCCCCCGAGTACATCCCGCACCCGACATCGTGGATCAACGCTGCACGCTGGGAAGACGAACTCGCAGAACCAGCCCCACCCGTCAACGACATACGCCAATACGACCAGCCGGAACGCCCCCACTGCGACACATGCGAATCCACCGGCTACACCATCACCGAAGACCAACACGGAAACAGCTACGCCACCCCATGCAACCAATGCCAATAAACGACAACCCGCTGCTCCTCGAAGCACTCACCCCATACACCCAACAAGAAGCACACTGGCGCAACGAAGCAGCCTGCGCCAACAGCAACCCAAAACTTTTCTTCCCCACCCGAGGCACCCCCCACACCGCCATCCAAGCAGCCAAACAAATCTGCGACACCTGCCCAAGCAAACAACAATGCTACAACTACGCCATCCAACACCCAGACCGACTACTCGAAGGCATCTGGGCAGGACTCACCGCCCGAGAACGCAGACACGAACGCAAAAAACTTGGAATACAAGGCAAACAACCCAAACACCAGACATGAAACCCTTACACATCACCCCGATCTGCGAACTCTGCGAAGCAACACCAGCAGAAGAAACAGAATTCTTCGACGGAGACCGCCTCATCGCCCGAACCCGACTCTGCGACAACTGCCGAGAACACGACAACATCATCGAAGCAATCGAAGAACACCGCTCCTACTGGTTCTAAAACAAATTGCAAATGCAAATGACTTGACAACCAGCACACACCCATAGTTAAATAACAAACACCGGGCCACGCAGCCCGCTCAGGTCGTACCCTCGTAGCACAGGGCGGGACGCAATCCACGGAAACGTGGTACAACTCTCATGCCCAAGCCCATATCCAAGACCGTCTGGGAACAAGGCACGAAAACGAGAGAACGCTCGAACCGTGAGGCCGTAACAACAACAACAACAAGTCGTATTCCCGCGACAATAAACAACGTGGAGGGAACTGAAACAGAGGCACTTCAGTGGGGGGTTATCACACCTCTAAGAACAGCGACCTAAAACAACACGGACAGAACCGAACAGAGGTAACTCGGTGGGGGGCTATCACACCTCCATCAACCAACACCCCTAAAACAGCAACCCCAAACAAAACCACACATTTACCAACAACGTAATATATATATACCACCGGGGTGGGTTCGGCAGATACCGGGTTGGGGTGGGCTGGATTCTAGTCTAACGTACCGGCGTCGAATGTTGTCGGGGTGCCGGTGGCTAGTCGTAGAATCGTGTTCCGAAGGTGTCCTACCGTGTATCGGGTACCGTTTCTAAGGGTGCATACAAGGTGTGGGTGTCGCGAGGGTGTCTCGCC